ATACACGTAATGGCCAACATCTATTAGGAGGAACTCCTTTTAGAGGAAATTACCCTCCAAAAGATTTTATATACGATTCTGAGAACGACATATTTAAATCAAAACAACCTTATGCATCTTGGGTTTTTAATAGTACTTCTCATCAATGGGAACCCCCAGTTGCACCACCTCAAACCACTACTACAATAGATGGTAAAGAAGTGCCTGATTTGTACGATTGGAACGAAATCAACCAATCTTGGGACAAACAACCAACAGATTACCCATCTCTATAATTTATGTTTTAAATAAATTAAAATATGCTATAAGAAAGATAGAATGCATAAGACAGTACTGACAGAAAGTTTCATTTTACATGATTTAGTTAGGATGCCAAAAAATTTTGAAATAGATTGGCGAATTCTAAAAGGAGGAATAGTTTATTCGAGTTTATTATCAAAAGAAGAAGCCTCTTTAAATACACACTATCTCCCACGGCCTAGGTATAAAGTGCCCTTTTCAAAAGCATTAGACATGTTAAACACTTATATTATTGAGCACATTTTTTTAAAACATAAAATAAAAGTTTTTAATTTAGATATATGGGGAAATAGTATTTTTCCTAATGAGCAATTAGATTTAAGTAAGGATGTAGATCCAATGGATTTAAGAAACAGCCCTGATTTTGTCATGATATATGGAGTAAATATTAATGATCCAAAAGCCACTATTACTTTTCATTACGATGATAAAAGAGCAAAAGATAGAGAATATGTTTTACCTTTAAGAAACAATCAATTTTTATTTTTTCCATCGCATCTGCTTTATAAAATTAATAAAAATAAAAGCGATGATTTAAATGTTTTGTTAACTATCACTTATAAATATGTTGCTTAATAATTATTATTGGTATTTTAAATCTGTTATACCTCCAAGAGTGTGTGATTTAATTATTAAACATGGGAAAGAAACAAAAGAAAGAGAATTAAAAGCTCTTACGGGAGGACTATCTCATGATAAAAAATTAACTAAAAAACAAATTAAAGATTTAAAAAAGAAAAGAGACTCTAATATTGTGTGGCTTAATGATGAATGGATATACAAAGAAATATTACCTTATGTAAGAACAGCAAATGTCAATTCGGGTTGGAATTTTGATTGGGATTGGTCTGAATCTTGTCAGTTTACAATATATAGAAAAGGTCAGTTCTATGATTGGCATTGTGATAGTTGGAATAAACCTTATGAAGAAGAGGGACCAATGAAAGGCAAAGTGAGAAAACTTTCTGTTACGGTAACTTTAACAGATCCTAAAGAATATACTGGAGGAGAACTAGAGTTTGACTTTAGAAACACAGATCCTGATAAAAAACGTAATATTAAAAAATGCACAGAGATATTATCAAAAGGTTCCTTAGTCGTATTTCCATCTTTTGTATGGCATAGAGTTAAACCTGTAACAAAAGGGGAAAGGAACAGCCTAGTAATTTGGAATTTGGGTTATCCATTCAAATAGTATGACAACAAAATTTAATGCTTTTTCTTATTTTGAAACACCGATTTGGAAACAAGAGTTTCCAGAACACGTTGCTAAAACAAACAAAGTTTGTAACAAGTATATCAATCAGGCAAAGAAAAAAGATAAAGATATTTTACTAAAAAGAAATAAAGCGTATAAAAAAAATATAGGCGATTTTAGTCACGTTTTTCATTCAGGAGATATTCATAATGACATGGATTTATTTGATCTTGTTAAATTAGCAGGGCAAGCTAGTCTTGATTTTTTGAATTGGACAGGTGTTAATACTAATTTAATTAATTTAAAATTTACAGAATTTTGGGTTCAAGAATTTGGTAGCCGTGCAGGTCAGCATGATCAACATATACATTGGAACAATCATGTGTCAGGATTTTATTTTTTAAAAGCCTCAGATAAATCTTCTTATCCGTTATTTCACGATCCTAAAGCTGGTGCTTTAATGACTAAGCTTCCTCAAAAAGATCAAACAAAAGCAACTACTGCAAGTAATATTATTCATCACAAAGTAAAACCTGGCACTATGATTATATTTCCATCTTACCTACCTCATCAATTTGCTATTGATTTAACTGGAGAGCCTTTTAGATTTATACACTGGAACATGCAGGGCATACTTAAATGAGCGTTAAAATAATAGACAATTTTTTAAAAAAAGATGTTTATTTAAATATTAAAAAAACAATTGATTTAAACACCTTCCCTTGGTTTTTAAACGTAAAGGTGGGCTCAGGTGTAGATATAAAAGACTTAAAAGATAAATACAACTATCAATTTACTCACGTTTTTTTTGGTAACAATGCTATTAATTCTAATTATTTTAATATGCTTAAACCTATTTTAGATAAACTTAAAGTAAAAGCATTAATAAGAATTAAAGCTAATTTAAATCCCATATCACATAAACTTGTAAAATGTGATATTCATAATGACCAAAGTTTTGATTGTAAAGTTGCAGTTTACTATTTAAATGATAATAATGGTTATACCATGGTCGGTAATAAAAAAGTAAAAAGTAAGGCTAATAGAATGGTTATAATGAACTCAAAGGTAAAACATTATGGAACTAACTCTACTGATTGTACTAACAGAATGGTAATTAACTTTAATTATTTTTAATATGAACTTTAAAAAAGATAAATATTATGTGGTTAGAAACGTTATGCCAAAAGAACTAACTGAGTTTATTTATAATTATTTTATGCTTAAAAGACAGGTTGCTAAAACCATGTTTGATGCAAGATTTATATCTCAGTATACACAAGAATGGGGAACATGGAAAGACGAACAAGTTCCTAATACTTACTCCCACTATGCAGACATAGCTATGGAAACTTTACTTGCAGGGGCTTTACCTGTTATAGAAAAAAAGACTAAATTAAATTTACAACCTAATTATTCTTATGCAAGAATATATAAATACGGAGATGTTTTAAAAAGACATAAAGATAGATTTAGTTGTGAGATATCCACTACCTTAAATCTTGGTGGCGACCCTTGGCCAATATATTTAAACAATGGAAAAAAAGATATTAAAGTAGACTTAAAACCAGGAGACATGCTTCTTTATCAAGGTATGATATTAGAACATTGGCGAAAGAAATTTGAAGGTGATCATTGTTGCCAAGTGTTTTTACATTATAACAATAAAAAATCTAAAAATGCAGACAAAAATTTATACGATCGTAGACCTCATTTAGGTTTACCTGGATGGTTTAAAAAATGAGAATACTTGTGTTTGGTTTACCTGGATCAGGTAAAACAACTTTTGCTAGACAATTATCTGCAGGTTATGCTTACTTTAATGCTGATGAAATTAGAAAGATGTTTAATGATTGGGATTTTTCTGAAGAGGGTAGAACAAGACAAGCCCAAAGAATGGGATGCTTATCCTCTTTAGTTGATGGACCTTGTGTTGTTGATTTTGTTTGTCCCTTTGATGAAGACAGACATGAGTATGACCTAAAGGTTTGGATGAATACAATAAAAAAAGGTAGGTTCGATGATACAAATAAAATGTTTGAAAAACCTGCGCATTGCAATTTTGAAATAACAAACTTCGATTATCAAAATATTATTAAGGATATACGTGATAAATTATAAGAAACCCACAGCACAAATGCTTGGTAGATTTCAACCTTTTCATGAGGGCCATTTTGAATTATTTAAAAAAATATTAGAGAAGACAGGGCAAGTTATAATTATGGTTCGGGATTGTGACGGAGAAAATAATCCTTATAACTTTGGTGCTGTAAAAAGAAAAATTATACGTAGGTTAAAAGAATATAGAGGTATGTTTGAGGTTGTTCGTGTCCCCAACATTACTTACATTTGTTATGGTAGAGAAGTTGGTTATAAAATTGAAGAAATAAAACTATCAGCACAAATAGAAAGTATTTCAGCTTCAAAAATTAGAGATAATGAAAATGAGTAGTTCATATGTGGCTATGTATACTCATGGTTTTATTTACGGATATTTTAAAAATATAAATAACAAATACTTAAAAAAAGCAGCTATAGAAAATTATAAAAATAGAATGAGCACAAATAGAAACACAACAAGATCAGAGGATATTATAATTCCATTCAATGATGAAATAAAAAAGATAGCAACTGAAATGTCTAAAATTTACTATAAGCATTTTAGCAAAAAATTGAAAATAGCAGATTCAGGAAAACAAAATGATTATTGGGCTCAAGTTCATCTTGAAAGAGAAAGTACACAGTATCATAATCATTATGATGTAAATGTCGATGTAGTTGGAGTGTATTATGTTAGTGTGCCAAAAAATAGTGGAGATTTAATCCTTAAATATAAAAAGCATGAATTAGATATTTCTAAGTGGTATTTTCCGCCAGAAACAAATAAGTTTATTATTTTCGATTCTGGTTTGGATCACGCTGTTGCACCTAATGCAAGTAAACAACCAAGGGTTTGTATATCTATAAATTTTAAAAGGAACTAAAGTAATGTTATTACAAAAGATAGAATTGTATGAAACAAAAAAGTTTCAATACTTATTAATACCTAAAAACGGAAGCACGTCTGTGTTAAAATGTTTTGAAAAAACCCCACACATGGTTACAAGGAGTTTTGCAAACAAAGTGCGATGGACAGTTATTAGAGAGCCTATCGATAGATTAATATCCGGTTTAACATATGATCTTAACTTACAGAAATTATCTGTAAAAGATATTGAAATAGATTCTTTGTTTTATTCAAACATACATTCTGTTGTAAAAGAATTTCATTATGTATCTCATACTTCTCTACAAATATATTATCTATACAATGCAAAAGTAAATTGGTATGTTGATTTAAAAGATTTAGATATATTTTTAAAAATGCATTTCAATAAAAACATCAAAATAAATAAAGGTTTGACGAAGCTAAAGCTTCAAGTAAAGGATTTTGTCACTAAGAATATCGATAAAATTAAACCTTTTTTAATGCCTGATATTAAGTTGTATGAAGCAGCACAACAATCAGAGCAATTATGGCAATGGCAAAAGGGAAGAATATTTGATGAAGAAAAGTGATATATTAAAAAGATTCTCCAAGTTATTGGTTAAACCAAGTTACCCAAAAAGAAAAATGGCCTGGAACATAAAAGGTAGATTAAAAAATTCTAACCATGTAGATAGATTTGATGTTCAAGATTTTCAGATTTTAGAAAATGGTCAAGAGGGAAGATTTGGCAACCTTTTTGACAACGTTGATAAAATGGTTTTCGAGAGAAAAGATAAATGGATAATTGTTGATATGAAAGAATTATCAAAATTTTTATTAGACAATAATACCTTAAAAATTCATTTAGACGATCTAATAACGAATACGGACTGGACTGTTTTTATACCTAAAAACAAGCTCTAATCTCAAAGAC